ATACCAAAACTTCTTGTTTCTTTGTCATTTCAATTGTTGTTTCCTTGTTCATCTTGTTGTTATTTTGTTGTTATTAGATATGTCTAATATACGAATTGTCAGCCGTTCCCGCAAATTATAACCGACTTATTTTTGACAAATTTATAGTGCAATTTTTCCCGCAGAGCTTGGCCTGGCAACTGACCGAAAAAATACGAATCCTTTTCTACGCTGGTTGCTCGGAGGGGGCGGGGGATTTTGAATGCTGGACTTGGGAAATTGTCCACTTGGGGGAAGAGTCATCTCCTTATACTATTATAATAATAGTAGAAGAGTAAAGTAATACTATTATTATAATACTTTTACTATGGAAGTAAAAGTATAATACTAGTTTATTATAATAAAGGGGTTGTTTAGTGTGATGAATGGAAAAATTCATTATCTTGTACATTGATTTAAATACACTTTGCTATGGACTATGAAGACTTGTTTGTTTACTTAACTATGGGGCCGTTGCCCAAGGGAAATATGAAGGCTAAGATGTTTGAACTGCACAATTCTCTTTACGGGAAGAGTAGGTACATCAGGAGCGTGGAGAACCCTAAGACGTTTTGCGGAAGTTGCATACAGAGGGTGAAGGCGAACCTATGGAAGTGGTATCACTTTGATGAGAGCGCACCGAACTATGACAGCATCGTATTTGATAACAGGATGGGTATACACAATATGCCAATCTATATCCAGAAGAAGTATGCCAAGTAAAAGAAACAGGAAAGGGGATGTCGTTAAGGGTAGCGGTAGCTCACTAACCACCCTACAAGAAGAGTTCCTTCAGAGGTTATCGGAGGAAGGCTTTGATGCATCGTCTAAGATTGCAAGAGATTTGAATTACACATCGTACTATCGTGATCGTAGGAATCAAGGCACGGCATTCCACAGAGAGTTGATGGCGATGGCGAACTCAGAGATGAAGTCTATAGAGGCAGCGAAGGGCACTAACCTGGCAGCACTGATTAAGATTCGTGACTTAGCTCTTTCGGAAGGGGATATGAAAGCTGCTATGGATTCAATTAGGATTATAAACGATATGCAAGGGTACAAGGCTCCGACTAAGGTGGAGCAGACTAAGATTGACATTACTGCTACGATTGACCTAACGGCTCCCACTGAAGAGCAAGACTATTTAGATATAGATGCAGATTAAATTATACACGCCTACCAAACCTCAAGTGGATTTCCATAAGCTTATACACGATCACCAGCCTTTCATAAGCTGTATCGTTGCGGGGAGGCAAACGGGCAAGACTTTCTTCATGCAGAACGATTGTGTGATGAGAGCATTGAACAACCCTAAACACCGAATGTTCTGGGTAAGCCCAATACAAGACCAAGCAAACAAAGTGATGAAGGATATTGAAGCAATGTTCAGTAATCACCAAGATGTATGGAACCAGATAGTCAAGCGTTATGACAGAAAGGCAAACGAACTTTATTTTTACAATGGCAGCTTTATTAAGTTTAGGTCTGCTGACAGTGGTGATAATTTGCGTGGTGCAACACTAGACTTCATCTACTTGGATGAAGCAGCATACATGAAGTTGGATTTCATAAACGAGGTACTATTACCTATGGTCACACGTACCAACGGAAATGTATGTGCGGCCTCGACATTCAACGGCCCGAATTGGTTTTACGAATGGTACAAGGATGGACAAGTGGAAGATAATTGGGAACAAGTAAGAAGCATTAAGCGTACCTACTTAGACTTAAACGACAGCAAGGTGTCCAAGACTGTACTTGGTATAAAGAAGTCAATGACTCGATCACAGTTTGACCAGGAGTTTCTATGCAAGCCTGTAAGTTCGAGCACTCTTTTCAGCAACATAGAGGAGTGTACATCCACAGAGAAGAAGGAGTACGAGAGATTGTACATCGGTATGGATATCGGTGTGGCTCAAGATTACACTGTACTCACAGCAATCACTGAGAACTACGATGTGATAGACATAGACCGCTTCAATTACAAAGAGGAGAACATGGATAGCGAAGAGTTCAAGGATAGAATAAAGGGATTCTACTTAAAGCACGATGATAAGTTAGCAGCCGTGTACTTCGAGGTCAACAATAACGACTTGCTGTTTGATGACATCACGGATGACGATAGACTGTACAAGATGATACCGTTCCTTACAACAACCAAGAGCAAGCCAGAGATGGTCAAGAACTTGGTAAAGCTGTTCGAGGACAAGGAGATTACTATTCCTGTAAACGATGAGCTAACGAAAGAACTCTATGACTTCAAGTCAAAGAGGAATCCGATAACAGGAAACCTTCAATTTTCTAACACTGAAGGGAAGCATGATGATATGGTCATGAGTTTAGCTATTGCGGCTTATTGTGCAAGAGAAGAACAAGATGGGGGTGTAACAATGTTCCTATGATAACGTTTAAGGAACATATAAGCTATTCTAAGAGCTTAACTATAGACGATGATGGTATCGTGTCGGCTGAAGATTTAGATGGCTTAGAGAAGCTTGATTTGCTTCGAAGGATGGCAGAGGTGTATCCCATTAAGGAAAGCAGAAGGATAACACCGTACATCAAAGAGAACTTCAATGTGAATAAAGGGGTCATGGATTTAGTTCTTGGTCAGTTCATAATGATAGAACAGATACTCACGGGCAAGGCTAAGTTCAAATCAGACGAGGAAATGGAACTTGCCATACTAGAACTCGTCCTTAGACCTAAGCACCATGAGGAGTTTGACAACGTAAACCCTATTGAGAAACAACAGCACCGTGAAAAACTGCTAAACTCACCTGTGCAAGACTTGTACAATGTGCTTCAAAGGTATTTAGGTGATAGGGAACACATATTGTTCAATAAATTTAAAGGGGTTTTTTACGAGGTAAACGAAGAAACTGATGAAATTGAGGAGAAGGTAGATAATACTAGCGAAACTGGTGCACAGTTTTACTCTCAATGGTACTGGTATTCTATAGTTCGTATGCTTGGGCAAGAAGATATAAGGAGATACTCGGAGATTTATATGTTGAGTATGTCTGATGTTTTACCAGAGATGAGCTACCTAGCTCAGAAGAACAAGGTTGAGTCAGCACAGCAAAGACAGAACGCAGCCCTTAGTAAATTGTAAATTAAATAAATGTAATTATGAATAACCTATTGTCTTTTTACGATAAGGTGAAGGAGTTTTGTACGGCCCATCACATGATTAACGAGTTCATGCTACTTGGATCAGCAGAAGAATTAGGTAGTAGAGAATTTGGTTATAGAAGTTTTATAATGATACCCTCTCGCTCAAACATCTCAAGAGATTTAAGCAGACCTATATACACATTAACGTTTAATTGCACTATACTAGACCGCTGTGAAGTTTCTAACGAGCAAGGGTATGTTATCTCTACAGAAGAGAATCTGTTTGTAGTGGGTCAATTACAAGACTATCTCATACAAGATGACGAGAATTGTTACATCGATGACGTAGAGGTAGGATCGTTTTATAATGAAGATGAAAATGTCACAGCTGCTTACTTTGATTTGACGATTTCATTTGCTAGAAAAAATTATAACGTAGCCATAAACAATTAATGTTAAGCGCACCCCAACAGAGAGGACGGCTAAGATCCATAATAGTCAGAAGACTAAAGGAGTACAATATAGGCTATCAGCTTAGAAGCAATCTATCTGCATACGGACAGACCGCTACTGGCTCTCTAGGAAGAAGAATAAGCTACGAGGCTAGAAATTTAAATGTATCAGTCTCTTCAGACATCGATGGAGGTACGGGATATATAGATAACGTAGTTGTAACCATAGACCTTCCGTGGGAAAATAATTATGCTAGGAAATTAGACACTGAAGCTGGTGCTTCGGAGAATGCTGAGAGACAAATGATGCCCAGTATTGATGCTCTTGTACAATGGATTAATGCCAAGAACATTAAGACAACAATGACAGTCACATCTTCTTTAAAGTCTGGCGGTAGAAAAGAATATACTTACACAGATACATTGTCATCCAAAAGAAGAATGGCTTGGTTTGTACAGCAAAACATAATAGAAGAAAACGAATTAAGAACTAGAAACGACTACGCAGAAGAACTTCGTATTGAATTAGAGGACTTGTTAAATGAAGCAACTGAAGAGTGGTTCGATGAGATAAGTGTAGATTTCATGGGAGAGGTTTATGTAGAAATAGGAAATATACTAGCATAAAATGGCAGAAAAAACGAATAGCACTCAAAACTTAAAGTATCAAGTAGCTGAGATAAAATCAGCGATGTCTGACCTTCAAAGAGAAATCAGAGGTCTTTCAGAAGAAGGGGTAGAAGTCGTAAAGATATTTGAGAAAGTTGGCCAAGCAGTAAAGGGAAACGTTGCTGAAACCGAAAGGGTCACTGCTGAGATTCAGAAGTCTAAGCAAGCTATTATTGACTTCATAGCTCAAAAAGAAAAAGAAGGAACGATAGACGATGAATTGAGGTCTGGGCAAGCTTCTGCATTAGAAGCATTAATAGGTCTAGAAAACAAGCTTAACCGATCTAAGCAAGGTGTACTACGCACTCTTTCTGAAACAGCAAAGGAAGAAAATAGAAAAAGGAAGCTTCAACAACAAGCTGCTGAGGAGAAGTTTAACGCTGACCAAAATGCAAAAGCTGCAATACAAGAGCAGTCAGCTGGTGAGAAAGAAATAAACAGAATCCTAAGAGAGAAAGCCGCTCAAACAGCAGACATAAACGAGGAGGTATATAAGAGACAGCAAGCTGAGAGAGATGCTGTAGCTAGAGAAAAAGAATCTGCACAGCTAAAGAAGCAGTCACTTAAAGAGCAGAAAGAGTTAGAGCAGTTCATGCTTGAGCAAAGCCTTCGTAGACAAGGCGAAAAGTATGACGAGGAAGAACGCCTTGAGCAAGAGGCTCTAGAAAGAAAAAAGCAAGCAATTGCAGAACAAGCTAGGCTAGAGAAACAAGAAGCTCTAGCAGCTATTGAGAATGCTCAGAAAGAAAAAGCTGCCGATGACAAACTCAATCTTGCTAAGATAAGAAACAGTAAGCTATCGGTAAACAGAAGAGCAAAATTAGAAAATGATTATTGGACTGATTTACAGTCGAACTACAGTGAGGACTCAGCAGAATACAAAGAGCTTGAAGTAAAGAAGTTAGCTGCCACCAAAAAATACGAAAGAGAAAGAGCCTCGGTAGTTAAGAAATTTAGAGGATCAAGAATAAAAGCTACTAAGGAAGAACAGAAAGGATTCTTTTCTCAGTTTAAAGATGGACTATTTAGCAAAGGACTAGGTAAATCGCTAGGTAGATTAGCTGGTTTAGGAGGTATTGTACAAGCTGCTAGAAAAATTTTCCAAGGATTAAAGAAAGCTATAGTTGGTTCTTTTAAGGCATCCGTAGACTTCGAAGCACAACTTGCTCAGTTGCAAGCAGTTACTGGTATAAACAATAAGGAGTTAGCTCGTCTAGAGAAAAATGTACTTTCTGTTGCTGGTAGTACGAAGTTTACATCTGAGGAAATTGTACAGCTACAAACTGAACTTGGTAAGTTAGGGTTTAGTGTTAGTGAAATCGAAGCGGCTACCTTGGCTGTTGCACGTACAGCTCAAGCACTTGGTGAAAAGGTTGGGCCTGTAGCCCAAAGAATTGGACAGATACTTAATCAGTTCAATCTTGCAGCGGCAGAGACTTCTAGAGTTTCGGATTCACTTGTGTCTGTAATAAACTCTTCTGCACTTTCATTCGAGGGATTTAGTACAGCACTACAGTACATTGGCCCATTGGGAGCTGAAGTAGGTACGACCTTTGAGGAAACTTCAGTTGCTATGGCACTCTTGGCTGATAATGGTTTTACAGCATCTCGTATCGGTACAGGTCTTCGTGGTATACTTACTGAGCTATCTAAAACTGGTAAAGACCTAAACACCGTAATAGAGGATTTGGCCAAAGAAGAGTTAACACTTGCTGAAGCGGTTGACCTAGTTGGCAAGCGTAACGCTGCTCAGTTGATAACACTAGTAAGAACAGCAAAAGCTCAACAAGAAGTAGGTAGATCATTAAGTGATTTAACTAATGAATACTTCGATACAGGTTCCGCAGCAATCGCTGCATCTCAACAAGTAGATACCTTTCAAGGTAACTTAGACTTATTGAAGTCAGCTGTTAACCGTGTTCAAATTGCCTTTGGTAACTTTTTAAAAACTAGTAAGTTACTGAAACTAGCTCTAAGGTTTATTGATGAAGAGGGTTATAACGCTGCACTTTCAGCAGAGGCTATTGCCTCAGCAGATCCCGTTCTGTTCAGTAAGGGTATGCAAGAAGCTGCTGAAGCAGTGGGTGAGTTAAAAGGTAATTTAGCAGAGACAGCTGATGTAGAAAAAGTAGCGGCAGAACAAGCTGCTAAACTTTTAAAGAACGCAATCCTTGAACCTCAACAAGCAATATTAGACGGAGCAGCGGCAAGACTTGAACTTCTTGAAAAAGAGAGGGACAATTTAGTTGATGTAGAAATAATTAAAGCAAAGGCCGCTGGTGATGCGGATAGAGTAGCTAAGTTAGAAGCAAAACGAAGTGCTGATAATCTTACTGCAGAAGCTAAGTCTGGCTATGCTTTGAGGGACGTTAACAAATTCAATATAGCTGCTGCGGAGGTAGGTCGTGAGATAAATGAAAAGCGTTTAGTAATATCAGCAAGAATAACTAAAGCAAAAGAAGAGCAAATTGCTGCCCAAAAGATAATAAACATAGCTACATCCGATGAGGTTAAAGCTCAAGAAAAGGCATTGGCTTTATTGATAATGGAAGCTGGTCTAAATGAGGCTTTAGAAAATGAAAGGAAAAAAGTTTCTCAGGAAAGAGAGGCTGATTTAAAGAGGCTTCAGAATCTTAGAGACAAAGACTTGGATAGTCTTAAAAAAGCGAATGACTTTAATGTTGATGTTCAGAGTGAATACGCAGAGGTAGAAGCGAAAATAAATGGACTCCTTGATAAACAAAAGAAATTAAAAGCAGAAGGACAAGAATTAGAAGGAGAAGAGCTTCTTCTGTTTAATGCAAAGCTGGATCAGTACAAACAAGAAAGCAACTCTTTAGCAAACTTAATAGTACAAAAAGGCGATTTAGAAAAGTTAGCTCAAAAAGAATTTGAAAAGGAGTTCAAGCAGTTAGCAAATAGGATAACGGCTAGAAAACAAGAATTAGAAGACAAGCAAGCACTTTTAGATATTGAAATAAAAACTCAAGAAAACCTTTCTAAAAATGCAAGAACTGAAGAGGAACGTAGGGAAGCTACGGAAGCTCTTACAGAGTTAAATAAAGAGAGAACTCAAAACGAAGTTGATGCATTTAACGAACTAAATGATATAACCGATGAGTACGGAACGTTAATTAAAACTATAGGCGTAGAAATAGGGAGGGCACAATTAGACGGCAGATTCATTGAGAAGGCTGAGGAAAGATTAAAGTCTTTTAGACTGTCGTTTAAAGGATTGGATTTAGACTTTGGAGATTTAGCAAAGCAGATAGATGGATTAGCGAAAGGTCTTGCGAACACTTATAAGGACACCTTAGATAGCGGTCTTGAATTGAGTGATTCAGAGAAAGCGGATGTAGCAAACAAAGCTGCTGCATTAGCAAAGAGCTTCTTGCAACAAACAACAGGTGTAGAGTTTCCAGAGGTGTTTCTGCCAGAACAGTTTGATGAGTTAAAAGAACGTATACAAGCTCAGTTAGATTCTGTACTTATACCTGATCCCGATAAAGATAGAAAGGAACAGATAAAGAAAGTATTAGGTGCGGTTTTAAAAGAACTAGCCGATGCGGCAAAAGAATATAACGACACAGCATTGCAAAATACTCAAGGTCGTTTAGATGCTGAACTAGATGCTATAAAGAACAGATACAAGACTGAAGAGGACATTCTTAAATCTCAGCTAGATAATCAGCTAATAACAGAGTCTCAGTTTAGGGTCAAGTCTAACGAGCTTAAAAGAAAGCAGATACAAGAAGAGAATGAGATTAACAAAAAGAAGTTTGAGGCAGAGAAAAAAGCTGACTTGATAAACGTTGCTATAGATACCGCTGAGGCGATTGCTTCCAACTTGATAAACAACTATGGCAAGACAGACACTGTTACGGCTACAGGTTTGACATTAGCTGGTAACGCTGCATTGGTTGCTGGGGGTGCTTTAAAAGCTGATGCTATTCGTAGACGTAAATTCTTCCCGGTTACGTTTGAAGAGGGTGGTGTGGTACAAGGCCCGTCACATGACCAAGGAGGTGTACCGTTTTCTGTACAAGGTCAAGGTGGCTACGAAATGGAAGGTGGAGAGTTTATTATTAACAAGAAAGCAGCTGCATTCCATAGAAGTCTTTTAGAGAGAATAAATGGTTCTGTTAAACCAAACACTTCGGTAAGTGACCATAAATTTGCCATGGGTGGATTAGTAAACAATGACAATAACACATCTATAAACGTAAAAACAGACAATAGAGAAAGTGTAAATTACCTAAAAGCTATTGCAGAAGCAAGTGTTTCAACAGCTATAAACAGCAACAAGCCTTTAAGAGCTTTTGTGTCTCAGAGAGATTTGAGAAACAGCGAGAATGAAAGAAGACTAAGAGAAAGAAACGATAGAATATGACATTTCAATTTATAACAAATCCTCAATTTTCAATAGCCGCAAATGGTTTAACAGCACCAGTAGACGTTGATGGAGAATCAGCTACGGTTTTCGTGCCTGGTGTTACTATGCAAGTTAATGATGTTGTTCATCTTTCATACAAGCTAAACGACATACCTCAAGGGGTATATGGCGTATGCACTCAAGTTAAAGCTGGTGCGGCCCAGCCTAACTTTGTTTTTAAGTTTGATTCTAAAGTGTATAGCCTTTTAGCGGATATACCTCAGAATAATGTGACTGAAATAACTGTATACAGGGGTAGTGCTTACGATAAGATATCGCAGTATGAGATAGTGCCCACTGTAACCAGAGCTGTTTATTCGGATCAGTTAAAGTCTTACAACACGACTATAGATTATAATCTAACTATAAATCAAGAGAATAGAAAATTCTTTTCTGGGTTTAAGTCTGTGGTTATAGCAGACAAAATATTGTTTGCAGATTTATGTGATAATTATGCGTATGGTGTATCTTTATCCGAAGCTACATTTAACAATATAAATAATGTGTTTAGTCAAGCCATAAATTTTAACATAGCAAAACGATGAGTTTTACCTTATCTATAAGTTCCGATAATGCTACCTTTTACGAAGTTGATTTATTTGAAGAGCAAGAGCTTTTTTATGAGGCTTCGTTTTATGACGATGTGGACGCTGATAAAATTAAGATACCTTTTTACACAACGTTAAACGTACCATTAACAGGCACAAACAAAAGCGTACTAGGATACAATCCCATTACGCAAGACACATCTGATTATCCTTTATCTTACTATTACTTTAAGGTAAAGGTTCATAATAGTGTTGGCACTACAATAAACGGAGTGATGACTGTTTTGTCATACGAGTTTAACTCATACGCTCCATTCATTGAGATTGAACTCAAAGACTTTGTAACAGTGTTTATGAGCGATTTAAGCTCTATAGGAATAGGAGATGTACTGACAGATTCTTATTACAGCACTCAGCATTCCTTTGAAGACTTTTTACTGACTACTGCTAATGGTGGTGAAGCGGGAACTGCAAACACCAATCCCGACTACACTAGGCCAGTAAACTTTCCATACGTTGACTTAGCAAATGACACGCTTAAATACACTTATGAAGCTAGACACTTTGTGGAGTATGGTGCTGGAATGGACAGAACCGCATTTGTCCCGACTCTTTCTGTAAAAAACTATTTAGACGCTATAGGAGACTATTTAACAAATAGTAACAGAAGTGTTGAAGTTAGGTCTAAGCTTTTTGGTATAAATGACACCGTGCATGACACAGACTTTCAGCCAGAAAAATTACAAGTAGTTGTTCCAGCAAAACTACAAGCGGTAAAAGAAGTCAACACCAGACAGTTTCAGCTTACTCAAGCACAACAGAGAGCTAGACCTAACGAAGACATGGACTTAGGCACTAATATAGACGGTAGCACTAAGCTGATGAGAACGATAGCCTACGGCAATGGAGATATATTTGGAAATTATAACTCCACAGCTAACACAAGTTATCAAAAGTATGGTATAAAAAACAACAGTGATAGGGCTTTTGCTTTGTACGATTCTGTAAATCAAACTTGGGAAAACGAGCTAGGATATTTCTGTCCTCATATGTCATTTAAGGGTAGGGTTCAGTTTATTAATGGAGCTGCTTTTAAAAACACTGGAGATCTTGAGTATGATATACCAGTAATTACTGAAGATAAAATGGTGAAGAAGATAAACTTGTCTTCTAGCACTATGAAATTTGGTTTGTTCATATGTATTTATGAAGACAAATATCTTAAAAAAGAAATCAGGCTAAACGATTTAAACGGAAATCCAATAGAGTTAAACGCTTCTGACGGTACAGCTATCAGAGGTAATACTTCTAAGACTGAAAATGATACTACTGGTGGCAGTGACTTCTTAAATCCAAATGGAGGGTCTACCCTAATGAGGATGAACTCGCAAGCTCCTATTTTCCCAACAGGGGGAGTAAAGGACAAGATTCAATTTAATGGTGTAGATGCTTATCTACCTACAGATGATTCAATAAGATTTGATGTTTCGGGTGAGAGTAGGTACGGTACGTCAATTGTTTTAAAGCCTATATTTGGAGAGATAAACATAGAGCACGTTTCGGCATTCGGAACATCCGTAGTTAACAATACTATATTTGCATCTGCTTACAATACAGATAACTTTGAGGTTGAAGATATTCGTAAAGCATCAACAGAACTCGCAAACTACAATGACTTTGGATTATTAATTAAATCATACGAAGACAATAATATATATTTTACAAACGATGAATTTGTAATAAAGGATTCGTTAAACGAAACAACAGAGTTAAGCCCTATAGACATCTTAAAGTCTATTGCCAAAAGATTTGGTTGTGGATTATTTTATGAGTTTGAATCTAATACTCATATACTTAGAATTGATCCTATACACATACTAAGAGACAATACGGTTGATGGAGATTCATATCTAGATGATTCTGTATCTATAAAAATATCTAGACCTACAGACATAATAAGAAATCTCATTGTTTCTAACGAAGACAAAGGATTGTTCAATGACAAGTATAGGGAGTATGATGAAGAAACTGCTGGCACAATAAATCAGCCTATAAACGATAACGGTCTAAATGATTTAAAAATAGAATTAAAATCTTCTGTTTATAGAAATTCTCTGTGTGGTGATATATTCTTTGAAACAAATTCTAATATTGACTTGGGTATCATCTCTCCTTCTGAAGCTGGTATAACTGATAATGTTTTTACTAGATACTTTGATATAGGACTTAGATATGCTTACTTGATTGAGCCTTTGTACAGAACAAATTTAAAAGCTCCTTTTAGTATAGAAACAAACAGAAGACCTAACCTACAGACAACTACTCAGCGTATATACATAAATATGTACAACTATGACACACAGGTAGAACTTAATAAGCACACCTTTAACGGTAGGCTAACTAACAAAAACTCTAGCGGTTACGATTTACTAGGCGAAGATGATAATGGTAATACTAGTGATTACTACGATTTGATATCTTCTACAGAACAAGTCACATCTAAAGGCAAGGCATCCGCTGAGATATCTCTAGTGCTTCCAGTATCTTCTATGAATACCACAAGGTTCATGCTAGACAAGTATACCTTATCACTTATTAATGGTCAAAAATTATTAATAAAATCAGCAGAGGGACAAGTGTATAATGACAACGCTTATCTAAATGTAAAAGGTTTAATAGAATAATTGTAAATTATTTATATGGCTACTTACAACGATTACCCATCATCCGCATCTAACAACGCCAAGAAAGTTCTTGAGTGGAAGAAGAAGTACAAGAATGAAGTTAAAGGAATGACTTCTGTGGGATGGACTCGTGCAAACCAATTAGCTAACAAAAGAAAACTAAGCTATGAAACTATTGCCAGGATGGCTGCTTTTAATCGTCACAAAAAAAATTCTGCAATTGACCCGAAGTATAAAGACACGCCTTGGAAAGATAGAGGCTATGTTGCTTGGCTTGGTTGGGGAGGAACAAGCGGAGTTAATTGGGCAATTAGAAAAGCTGAAAGCATTAGAAAAGGAAATGTCAAAGCCGGAGTAGATATAGCTGATCTACCATATGGAGACAGAAAAAAGAAAGACAATGGATAAAGATTTCCCATTATACGATATTACACTTGAGGATTTTGAACAAGGTATGTACAAGATTTCTTTAGTGGACAAACCAGCGATAGAAGAAAACTTCATCTACTTCGATAAAACTGAGGTTGTAGAGATGTTTGCTAATGACGAAAAGAAAGAAGTTGTTGGGCCAATTATGATCCCTAACAAACAAATCCTACGTCACTCGCCAGAGAATGGTTACTACTATGTAAGGTTCACGGAAGAAACAATCCGTGACATTATGTATAACTACTCTAAGAAAGGTTTGTTTAACCAATTTGGTATTCACCATGAGTACGACACAAGCGAAGTGGTGATGCTTGAAGTTTGGATGAAAGAGTCTAAGAACGATAAGTCTACGGACTATGGTTATGACCTTCCAAACGGAACCGTATTCGTTAAGGCTAAGATTGAGTCTGATGAATTGTTTAGTGCGATTAAAGAAGGAGAGGTAAATGGCTTCTCTATCGAAATTCAAGCTGATATTAAACCCGTAATAAAAGAAGAACACATGAACGAATTTAATTTTGCTAAAGAACTAGGTAAGATGGAGGCTCAACAAGAGGCTTCAGCTGCTAAGTTTGAGGCTAAGATTGTCGCTTTGGAAGAGGAGAATGCTACTCTTCTAGAAGTGTTGACCTCTTTTGAAGAAAAGTTCGCTGGCGTTGAAGACCTAAAGTCTGCTGTCGAAATGATTCAAAAGCACATCTCTGCAATGGCTGATACTCACGAAGAAGAAAAAGAAGAAGAGGAGAATCCCGAGGAAGAGAAGGAAGAAAAGGAAGAGGAAATGGTTGAAAAGAAAGAGAAGTACATTGCTCCTCCAACCTCAGCTACAGACCTTTCTGAAGAAAAAGACGAAGAGAAAGAGTACGAAGCCGTTGAGGAAGAAGTAACTCAATCTGAAGTCGAAGAAGCTTTTGCTGCTGAACAAAAAGCAGAGGAAGCGGAAGAAACAGTAGAAGATAAAACCGTTGTTTTCAATGCTATCACAGCAGAGAAAGTAGACATGGTAAATGATTTCTTCAATCGTTTCAAGTAAATTGTAAATTAATAAAAACGTAACTCTTTAAATTTAAATAAAATGAGTGTATCTATTGCATCTTTACCATATGGTGACCGCAGACAAAATCTGTTTATCGACTCTATGGTTAAAAGCGCAGCGGTTTTAAACCGTTTCCGCTTAATCGATGGCGTAAAAGCCAAAGTAAACGTACCTATCTTTGACGCTTCATTGACGTTTGGTACAGACCTATGTGTCTTCACACCAGCTTCTGCTGCTTCTGTCAGAGAGAAAGAAATGACTGTTGACACTTACAAGTGGGCATTCCTAAACTGTAAGAACGTTCTCGAAGCATCTTACCGTGGACTTCTTTTGAAGAAAGGTCAGCACAACCCAGAGACTATGGACGCTGAGTTCAAGGATTGGGTATTTGACTACTTCTCTAAATTAGCTGCTGAGAAAGCTTTGACTCTTGCTGGAGCTGAAATTGAATTAGAATTAGGCAATGACGCTGACGTTATTGACGTTACAATTCAAACTTTGACTGCTGCAAACATCCTAGACCAGATGGAGATAGCATATCAAGGAATGAGTTCTGATATGTTGGCTGCTATCTACGGAGACGCAGATCGTGATTTCAAGCCAGCGTTCTTCATGAACACTGTGAACTTGCAAAAGTATCAGATTGCTATTGCTGAGAAATTCACAACTACTCCAGAAGGTATCATCGAAGGTAACATCCCTCCGTACTACGGAATGGAAGTTATCCACATGGCATCTCTTGTTAACGATTCTTTCTTTATCTCTGCTCCACAGAACTTATGTATGTTGACTGATGACTACAATGATGTGAAAGCTATCGACATGAAGTACGAAGCTGAGTTGTCAAGCGACAAGATTTGGGGTCAGTTCAAGTTAGGTTTCTCTTACTTGAAAGGCGAGGAAATCGTTTACGCTCAAGTATAATTAAATTAATGGAGGGGCTTAGTCCCCTCCCTTTAACCTTAAAAAAAATAAAAAAATGGCTTGTGAATTAGATTTAGCTGATGTAACATACGACTGTACTGATTTAGGTATCGGTGGTCTAAAGTCTGTATACATCGCAAACCGTGGCCCGTTAGTGGCTAACTACGAAGGCAATGATAGCAGTGCTTCAGCATGGACTCCTATATCTGTTGCTGGTGACGTTGTAACTGTAACAGCCGATCCTAGCATCACTGTAGCAGGTACTAACAACAGTGTATTGGATACACTGGGTGCTTCTCCAAACTCAGGTGCTAACTCAGCTCAGATTAACTTCAACTTAAAAGATGGATTCTCTGTCTTTACTGATGTTAAGACTGTAACTGCGGATGGTATCGTATCGAGTGTACCTACTGTAGCTGTAGAAGTTCCTTCTATGTCTTTGGCTCACCGTAACGCTTTGAACGCTCTTGCTTCTGGTGGTTCTGAATTGGTTGCTTTTATAGAGACTGCTGCTGGTACTTACCATATGCTAGGCTTCGATTACGGAATGTATGCTGCTACAATTGACGGAACATCAGGTTCTGGTCGTGGTGAGAAAAACCGTTTCCAAGTAACCCTAACGGGTGACGAGGATGCTTTGGCGTACAGCCTTACTTCTGCTCAGTGGGCAGACCTTACTGCTTCTGTCGCATAATAACAGAATCTTGTAAATTAACACAAGGGGAGGGACTAATACCCCTCCCCTTTTTTTATATCTATTATATGAGTTTTAGCTGTAGTATTTTACTTGAAGATTTAGACATCAACTGCAACAAAAATGTTGGTGGTATTACCAAAGTAGTATTAGGTCTTCAGAAAGATTTAGACATGGTGTTTGACGCTACTGATGAAACAATTATAACTCAAGCTCAATTAACAGACCACGTTGTATTCGAGCATAATACTAAGGATTCGACAACAGTTTTTACAGAGCAAAAACAAACAAGTAATGGATTAGGTCTTATATCTACAGAGATATTAATTAGAATACCATTGCTAGATAGAAAAATGAACCAAATAGATTATATGTCTAGAAGACAAGATTTGGTTTGTATAATGTACCACAATAACGGAACAGCAACTATTAGCGGTTGGATGGATGCTTTGACTATGAACTACACTGCTACTAGTGGAGCATCAAGAAAAGAATTGTCTTATATAGATATAAGCTTAGTTACAGATAGTTGGATTGCATCAATGGCTTGTAGTCAATCCGTAATTGATTTGAATTAATGAGCTATGCCCCTATAAAAACAGGGTACAGTCGTAACTCTCAACAAGTAAACTCTAGTATAGTTGATTACTTAATTGGGGGTATAGAGCCTTACAGCTCTAATGGTATTACTATAATAACGGGGAGAGTAGATTATCTTATAGGAAATAAGAGCTACTCTTCTGGAGCAGATTTAGAACAAACTGATGCTGGTTTTTCTAACTTGCAATGGGAACAAATAGAAGCACTTTGGGAAACTATTAATGAATTTTGGAACGTATAATGAGCAACATTACTAAAGATAGAAACTACTATCAAGCAACAACAGGAGACTCGGGTTTCCGTAAACTTTCTGCTGGGCAGACTACTCCTAGTGGAGAAAAATATCGTTTTATCGTTTGTCTTCAAGAGGCTAATGTAAATGTAGAAAGTGAAGTAGGAGATTCTCTAACGGGACAAATTTTGCCAACAGGGATGACTTTGTTTGGGAGGTTTAGTGAGGTGCAATGTTATGAGGGAGTTGTTCTGGCATACATATCAGAGTAATGATAAACCTTGCTCTATCTGTACTATCTATATCAACACGATCTGCTGCTTTAATTAATCAGCGAAACGAGTTTGATAACGTACAGTGGAACACTATACAGATGCGTTGGGAGACAATTCAAGATACTTGGGAAGCAGAATTGTAAATTAAAGAGATGGCTACACTAACTGGAAATAAACCAAAGGATACATACAAAGGTCTTATAAAGACCTCCGATTCTAACGAGCTAACTTCAGAGAAGCAACTCTCAGATGGTAACGGAAATAACATACCACTTCACGTAAGTACAGATGGTGTAAGATTCTCTGGCCAAGTCAAGGATTCTTCGTCTTCTGCTGGTTCTGAAGGACAGTCACTACTTGTTAATTCTAGCGGTACGGTTCAATGGACAGACGTAAAATATTCACATAACCAATCTGTCGGTTCAGACCGATGGACGGTACAACATAACTTAGGTTTTAAGCCAAGTGTAACTGTGTTAGATTCTAGTAATAATGAAGTCTATGCAGAAATACAGCATTCTAGCAACAATCAGCTTGATGTTAGATTTAAGAACGCCCAAACAGGCAAAGCATATTTAGTTTAATTTATATATAAAAAAGAATGGCAATTAAATTTTTAGCTGACTTAAACCTCTCAGGATCAGAGCTGGTTTCAGCAGCATTAGAAACAAGAGCAAGTGCTCAAGAAGAAGGAAACGTAACGGGTCAAGTCTACTTTAACACTACCAATAATCAAGTAGAAATATTCAACGGTTCGGGTTACATTGTAGTTGGTAAGGAGTATTCTGCGGGTAATGGTATCACACTTACAGGTACTGTATTTTCTGCAAATGCTAATGATGGTATTAGCGTAGATGCAAACGGTATCAGTGTTGATAATACAGTAATTCGTACTAGCGGAGCACAGACCAAGGGCGGGAACATGACGTTCTCTAATGACGTTACTGTAACTGGTAACTTGACTGTAAACGGTACACAGACTATCTTAAACACTGCGGAACTAGCAGTAGAAGACACTAACATTACATTGAACTCTGGATCTAGTGAGGGTGCTGATAGTGGTATCTCTGTAAATAGAGGTCAAGGTGAAGATATACCTGTATTACAATGGAATGAAACTAATGATCGTTGGGAATTTACTAACGATGGATCAACGTTCTACAACATACCGCTTTCTTCTGAGTACGGCATTTACTCTTTACCAATTGCAAGCACATCTGTTTTAGGTGGTGTTAAGGATGGTGCTAGAATTACTATCTCTGCGGATGGTACAATCTCGGCTGATACGCAAACAGCAAACGACTTTACTGATGTTTTGCAAACCAAGCTTAATGGCATTGCTGCTGGAGCAGATGCTTACGGATCATGGACTGTATCTGATGGTACAAACTCTGAGTCAATAGGTAGCGGAGCCACGTTAGCATTCCGTGGTGGTACAAACACTACTGTAGCATATGATGATAGTACAAATCAGTTTACATTCTCTTCTACAGATACTAACACTCAGTTGTCTACTGCTGATGTTCGTGGTAAAATCTCTGCGAGTGGTTTAGTTAGCTACAATAGTACCACGGGTGTAATCACTACTACTGCCAATAACTTCACTTTATCTGCGGCTACCGCAGCAGCTTTGGGTGGAATTAAAGTAGGTTCAAACCTTACAGTTGCTGCTGATGGTACACTTTCGGGTACTGCGAATACTCAATTGAGTGCAGAAACCGTAAAAGACTACGTTGCTGATGTAATGGTAGGAAGCGCAACACACGTTGGTATTAGTGCACAGGATGCAGATAGCAGCAATGCTGTTAACCTTACCAACAACTTCAACACTTACACTGCTTCAATTACTAACCATGCTGGCGGTGATTTCGCTATAGCACAAAGCACTAGTTCAGTACGCCACCCTGCAAATATCTCACTGTATGACACTGATGGCAACCATGTTATTCCAGAGATTGTTTATACTTCTGGTTCAACTAAGTACACTTTAGTTGGTTTGCCAGCGGGTTCTTACGAAGTAGTAGTTTCAGGTAAAAGAGTGTAGTATTCAAGTATAATAATTTATTATATTTGTTATTAAAATAATAATTGTATGGCCATTAAGATATTAGGAGATATTGACGTTACAGGGAGTCACCAACTAGGTACTTCTGATATTCCAAATCTAGCGGCAAGTAAGATTACGAGTGGTACATTGGGTACTGCTCGTATTCCTTCTTTAGCTGCCTCTAAAATTACAAGTGGCACATTCGATGCGGCTCGCATACCCGACTTGTCTGCGACTTATCAAGTTGCGGGGAGTTACCAAGCTTCAGGCAGTTACCAAGCAGCGGGTAATTATTTTACTGATGGCGATACTGTCATCAATATGGCTAATAACGATGGGTTTAGTTATAATGACACTACAAATGTAATGTCTGTAAAGCTAGATGGAACTCTTCGTGAACTATACCATACAGGTAACCTAACACCTTTAACAATAGGAACCTCTGCTACAACAGCAATGGCGGGTAACACATCTTTATTTGATGGTGCTTACGATTCTCTTAGCGGTAAGCCAGAATTGTTTGATGGTGCATACAGCTCACTAAGTGGTCTGCCCACTTTGGGTACAGCAGCAGCAACGGCTTCTTCTGCTTACGCTACAGCAGCGCAAGGCACATTAGCAGATGGAGCATTGCAAAAAACAGGTGGTACTGTACAAGGAAATTTAGTTGTTGGAAATGTCGACACAGCTTCTGACAGAGTAGTAAGAGTTCTTGCTGACCAAAGCTATAAGGCTGGGTTCGAGGCTTATGGGGATGGTCAAGGAACGGGTTACTTATTTGTCGGTCAGTCAGGTGGTTATGGTGGTGGTGTTTCTTACAATGGAGACAATTCTCCTGGATTTATAACGGGGGAAACTGCTGATAATATAACCTTCTTTAGAAGATCCAACGGTACAAACACAGAAGTGTTTCATTACTCTCATTCTAACAATGACGTTTACTTTAACGGAACAATAACGGCTAGTGGAAGTCACTCTGGTAATTGGAATACTGCTTATGGATGGGGAGATCACGCACAAGCGGGATACGGATCATCAAGTTTTGATGGTGATTACGCTTCACTAGCTAATAAGCCTACTTTATTTGATGGTGCTTATGGTTCATTAACAGGTACACCGACTTTATTTGACGGAACTTATGATGCTCTTGAAGGCAAGCCCACACTAGGAACTGCTGCTGCAACTGCTTCCTCAGCATACGCAACCTCAGCGCAAGGAACAAGAGCTGACGGTGCATTGCCAAAGACGGGTGGAACAATGACGGGTTCACTTACTATCGGAGATGGTTCAGCAGCTACTAGATTAATTATCAAAAGAGTAGATAGTACCACATCTGATGACATTCAGTTTTTTAACGGAACTACAAGAATGGGTGAGATTGGAACTCAAGACACTACATGGCTAAGAATAAATCAAAACACAAGTAAAAACATATACACTCCTAGATATATACGTGCTGACAGCGGATTCTTTGTAGACGGCACGGATAAGGGGATTAACGGTAGTGGTAACTTCATAGGCGGTACTATTACAGGAGCAAGTGATGCTAATGTATCCAATTGGGACACGGCATACGGATGGGGTAATCACGCAACTAGAGACTACGTTACGGTTGAGGCTTTGGGTGAATATGGATTCCTTACCTCTGAAACAGATAGCCAAACATTATCTATAAGTGGTACTACGCTTTCGTTAACTAATGGAGGTTCTGTTACGCTACCCACAAGCACAGGACCTGCGGGTGCAGATGGTTCTAATGGTGCAGATGGTTCTAATGGTACTAATGGTACTAATGGCTCTAATGGTAGTGACGGAGCTGACGGAGATTCAATCACAGGTGTGAGCCTAGTTAACTACGAATTAATTGTAGAGATTGAAGGCACGGAAGTTAATCTAGGTAATGTTCGTGGTGCAGCGGGAAGTAATGGTACTGATGGTACTAATGGTAGTAATGGTGCTGATGGAGCTGACGGTGCTGACGGTGCTGACGGTGCGGAAGGCCCACGGGGGCCACAAGGGGAACCCGGTGCCGATGGTGCTAATGGGACAAACGGTTCAAACGGATCAGCCGGGCCAGAAGGGCCGCAAGGCCCAGCCGGGCCAGCGGGGGCTAACGGGACTAATGGAGCTGATGGAGCTGATGGAGACGCTAACTTAGATAACCTATCTAACAATGGTAACAGTCTAGCGGGTACGTTTACTGCCACAGGTGACCTTATTGCTTACTCTGATGAAAGAGTTAAAGAGAACATAGAAACTATCCCTAACGCTATTGAAAAGGTTACAGCCTTACGAGGTGTTAACTTTAATAAGATAGGTGAGGAGAAACGCTCTACGGGTGTTATAGCGCAAGAAGTTGTTGAGGTTTTGCCTGAAGTTGTACACGAAACAGAAGAGGGAATGTTAGCTGTCGCATATGGAAACATTACGGGGCTTCTTATCGAGGCTATTAAGGATCAGCAAAAACAAATTGAGGAACTAAAAGCAAGACTAGATGGCTCTACAAAGTAGTGGAAAAATTAAGTTTTCAGAGTTAGCTGCTGAATTAAACCAACCGCTAGAAGAGATTTCAATTTCATTTGCGGCAGAAGGGGGTTACGAAACTATTAATACAAACAGCACTAGTAGACCTAACGCCAATTCGCCTCACGCTATTAGCGAGTGGTATAGCTATGACCATGATGCAGCTGCCGCATATAGCAACACAAAGTATTATCAAAACGATGGTACAAGCGATTACATAGACTGTACTACAGGAACATCTCCGTTTAGCATAAACACCACACAAGATTTAAGCTTTAGTATGTGGGTGCGTAACACAGGTGCGTTAAAAAATCAATTGCTTTTTAACTTTGGTAACACAAATTCAAACGGAAACAACCGTATATTCCTTACATATAGCTCAAACTTAAATAGACTTATTGCTAGGGTAAGAACTAATAGCTCAAACTTTGACAGACAGTTTCCGCTACACGACAACTCCTCTGCAACAGGTATTAATAGTAGTACAAAATGGAGAAGCTCTGCTAGAGGAAATGTCAATAGTGATGGATTCTGTATGATCACAATGACATACGATGCTTCACAAACAAATGCAAGTAGTGCATTTAAGCTGTATTGGAATGCTACAGAATGTACTTCTCAGTCAAACGCAAATAACGGAACAAGAACTGCTATTAACGCTACTAAAGGACGCATAGGAGAAAACTTACACGTCACTAATAGTGCGGGTAATGCTACTCTAGACTATGATGAATTTAAAATATATAACAAGATTTTATCCTCAAGCGAAATAAGCACACTATACAACAGTGGTGTTATAGCAGATAGTAGCCAAACAGTTACAAGTGGTCTTATAACAGAGTGGACTTTTGAAGGTGGCAACGCTAATGATAGCAATAGCAAATACACTAACTCAATTGTAAACGGCAACATAGCAACATACTAATGGGATACGATGTACAACCTTACGATGAAGAAGAAACAATTTTTGAAGCTGTCAATGATGGAATACCTGAGTTTTACGGCACGTTTGAAGAGTGTTTAATATATATAGAAGATGTTAGCCGAGGTAGATATAATTAATTATATTTGTTATAGTTAACTAAAATATATTTTGTATGGCTAAGGCTAAAAAACTAACAAAAAAAGAACACGAAACAATGGAATCTATTGTGTCCATTATTCGTAAAATGGAAGGTGCGATTGTTGAAGCTTCTATCGTAAGCATGAAAGCAACTACTGAACTTGTCAGCGCAAAAGATGCTTGGCAAAAACTTAGTGAGGATTTAGAAAAAAAGTACGGATCTGTTCAAATAGACATGAGCACTGGTGTTTTTCAAGATTCTCCTGAATAAATGTAAATTAACTAAAGGGCAAGATGAAAAAAATTAAGTCTGAAATTATTAATACTATTTCTTTTGTAAAGTCGATAGATTGGGTAATCAATTCTTTTGACGTTAGATTAGAAAAAGTTGTTGGTAATGGCAACAGATTGTTTGTGGACTTACAAGACTTAAATAACCTTAATTCTTGCAGCGACTTTATTCGTCTTAACATAGATTTAATTGACACTTCGTTAGAAGGCGGTGAGTATTTTCTCACCCTTTCTAATGGAGGTTCTAATTACAGATATTCTTGCCATTTAGAAGACTATACGATAACTCAAGCTGGAACAGGTGTTTATGCTGACACTGTTAAGTTTTCAACGTATTAATTTGTAGATTATAGTAATGGGATTATTCAACAACATAGTAGACTTTTTTGCATCTAAGACAGATGTTCAAGCAACTGAACAGACTATAGCTACAAACGAGCTAGAAAACTCTATCAGAAACTTAAACAACCGATATCAATTAGGTCACACTCTATTAGGTGACTATATAAAATTTGGTGTTAACGATGACTTTCCTATTATCCTGGAAAAGATGCTACGTCAGTCTCCTGTTCACTCTGGTATCTTAACAAAGAAATCTAAGATGATTGCTGGCAAGGACATCAAATATGATGATTCCTTTCTTAAAACAAACAAATCTAAACAAGAGCTTAAAGTATTCTTAGGAAACTGTGCTGGTAACAACAAGGGAATGTATGATGTAATCTTACACGCAGCATTTCAGTACGAATCAAAAGGAGCATCTGCTTTCTACATAAGATGGAACAAAGGTAGAAGTAAGATACTAGAGCTTAAATCCCTAGACGTAAAAGGAGTAAGAGCAGCTGAACCCAACGAAAAGGGAGAGGTTACTCACTACATTATAAGAAGAACTTTTGGGTACGGAGCAAGCTCAGTGCAGCACAATGATCCTAAAAGAGTTAAAGCTTTTGATAAGTTTGACAAGACTGGTACAGAGGCTGTCTTATATATATCTAACCCTTATAGTGGTAACCCATACTATGGTGTTCCTAACTATATCTCTGCGTTTCACTATATAGAGTCTGATTTTGCCTTTGGTAAACACATTAAAAACTCTGCTGAAAATGGATTCTCGCCAAAAGTTCTCGCTACTTTCATTGGTCGGAATATGTCTAATGAGCAGAAAGCCACTGAGTACAAAAATTTTAAAGAGTCTTTCATCGGCCCAGAAGCGGATAACTTCGTAGTATCTTGGGTTAAGAAACAAGAAGATGCACCAAAGTTCACACCTTTAGATATCGCTAATTTAGATAAAACAGTAGATGTTCTGTCAAGACTGAATGATGCTAAAATACTTACAGCACATAATATTACTAGCCCCACTTTGTTTGGTGTTATGGTTAGTGGTAAGCTTGGAGGTACAGGTAACGAGCTTGTTACGGCCTACCAAATATTCAGAGCTACTGAAACGCTACCGAACAGAGAGATTATTCTAAGTGGACTTACTAGAGTATTGTCTACAGTTGGGTACAACCAAATGAATCTGAATGTTGTAGAAGAAGAAGTAAACCTTGAAAGCATCAAGGGCGCAAATACTGAAGATATTTAAGATGGTTGAGGTAATATTTATAGATGACAATTTTCTTTATCAGAACTTCCCTTTACCTAAGAGATTAGATCGTGCTTCGTTGCTGTCTATAATCCAATTAGAGCAGTTCACGTCTATTCAAGACCTACTAGGTACTTGTCTGTATGAACATATGGAATCTGGTGTAAGCAATCAAACGTTAACGACAGACGAAATAAGCTTGTTTAAGCTAATAAAATACTCTTTGGCTATGTACTCGGCCAAAGCAACGATAACTATGCTTAGAACGCAAGCAGCGAACACTAAGAAGGAGGAATCGGTACAAGACCAATACATAATAGATGCCCTTGCCACTCAGATAGAAGGCAAAGTATCTTACATTAACAGACGAATTGCTGATTTCGTTAAAGCTACGGCCTCCTTAAAAGCCATAATTGATAATGAAGATTGTTCTGGAGACTTGTTTAATGAAGACGAGATTTATAGTAGCTCTGTGTACTACCCTTATTCTGCAAAAATTAATGATGAGTGTGAAGAATCATGAGACTAACTGCAAACCTAACTCTTGCGGAACTAACGAAGTCTGCCACTGCAAAGAGGTTGGGGATCGAAAACGAGCCTACAGTAGAGCACTTAATAAATCTAAAGTCTACTGCTCTAAATATTTTTCAACCTTTAAGAAACCACTTCGGACATCCAATAGCGGTTACTTCGGGTTATAGATCAGAAGCTTTAAATAAGCAAATCAAAGGAAGTTTAAAATCACAACACACAAAGGGAGAGGCGATAGACGTTGACGCTCATGTCTTTGGGGGTATGACTAACGTAGAGATATTCCTTTTTATAAAAGACCATTTATATTTTGACCAATTAATAGGAGAGTTCCCAGACAAAGATGGTGAGTTTGCATGGGTTCATGTAAGTTATATGAAAGAGAACAATAGAGGCGAGGTTCTTATAGCTTATAAATCTGAAGACAATAGAACGATGTACAAAAAATATTAAGATGAACAACTCCGACCTCAAAGTATTGTTAATGAATAGTGCTACGTTCAGCATAACTATGTCTCAAATAGAAACCTCCTTGAAACTTTTACTTCTAGTTGTATCGATAGGGTACACACTCCAGAGATGGTACTATATGAATAAGAAAAACGATGGCACAGGAAAATAAATCTTTTGTTAAAGAAAACTGGTCTATGTTGATATGGCTAGTTGCAGCAGTTTTTGCAGCGGGTGGAATCTACGCAGAGTTTTCTTCTTTAAAAATGGAACTATACACTGTACATGATAGACTTGATAAAAAGATTACTGTAATCAACAATATGGAGGAAAGGATTTACTTTCTTGAAAAGAACGTTGAATACCAAAGAGGATATAAAGAAGCTAAAAAAGAAAAGGGGAACTAACGTTCCCCCTTTTTATTACAAGTACCTTTACAAGTACATTCTATTGGTGCAGATTCGCACCACTTTACTTTAGACGGCCTCTCTTGTCCACGCTTCTCACTGCGAAGTACCCGCCTATCACTGTTACGCTTACCATTTCCCATAAACCGATCCATCTTTCACTTACACTACTAATACCAAAGCCTTCAAAGAAGGTCATTAATACTAAGAAAATAATCACTGTGGCGAGAGTGAGTGGCCTTACGTTCTTGGATAACCAAGAATCAGAAGACATATCAGACTTCCACCTCTTGCTAATTTCAGCTTCTACGGATTGTCTTATCTCCTCCTTTTCTTCAGGAGTGGTTACGAATTTGTCTACAGCGTTTGTTACAGCATTTATGGTTTCTGCTGCACCTCCGCTAAATAATTTTTTCAGTGGATTTCCCATCTTTAACTACCGCAAGCTTCGCAATCCTCTGGATTATCAATGGAGCATTGAGCGTTATCGTTCTTCGATGAACCTTCAAGTTCATCAATAAAGTCTTGGAAGTCATCCTGTGTGTCAATGTCGTTCATGTTATTTAGTTTTTTTAGCTTCCTTAACAAAAGTCTGAGCACATAGACTCTTATCCTCTATACCTACTGATTTACAGCGTTGGATAAATTGTTTTCTGGTCTCGTTCTTCATCGGTGTTGGAATCATTCTTTTTAGAATTAGAGTTAGTAAAAATAGGTTCGTCCCAGTACAGAAATACTTGGTCGCTTTTATAATTTACATTACTCATTAACTAGCTTTCTATAAGTGAGTTCCGCAATTAGACTTGAATAAATTGCGTGCATTGGATGCAAGTCCATTGCTGCAAATATAATTAAGCAACTCCAGAACGACAAACACAATACACAATTAAAAGGTTTATAAGGTAGTATGTTCTCTATGATCCAGCCCCAAGGCTCAAACACAAATAGATAAGCAAATAAAAACCCCATTCCAATGGCAAAGAACCACCCTTCATAAATACTAATCATAATTTTTTACTTGTATAATCATCACGAATATAACGAACAAGTTTTAATTTAACCTCTCCGTCTTCTATTATATATATTCTTCCTTTAATTTTCTGCCCATATACATCCCTCCACTTTAATGACACTATCTTATTATTCATTGTAGAATATATTATAGATATAATAAGATTAGCAGCGGACTTTCCTGGTGTGTAATAATACAGAAACTTTTCGCACACTCTCATCACAGCTTCATCTACAAGAGACTGTCTAAGCTCTTCGTTGCCATTGGTTATAAATGAGTAGTAAGATATTTCTTTAGCACGAGCTAGTATAAATCGACCAAGTACATCGGTGATTTTACCTTGCTTTGCAGAGAGCGTTGATTCTTTCTCTATTAATTCTTTATCGTATTTCTTCTTCAATACGATCTACTATTCGTACAATGTCAAAGAGATAGTCTGAAAGTTCTTTGGTGCTAATGTTGAGTTCATAACCCAACCGCACCAGTGTAACCTTGTTCCCTTGGTGTACCAGTTCTCTAATTGTTTCATACAGTGTTATTAAGAAGTCAGCTTCTTGCTCTGTTATATCTGAATATGTTTCATCAATTTGCATAAGGTCTAATAGATAAAGCCTTGGCGGGATCTAGTTCGGCTATCTTATCTATCATCTGATTTTCTTTTTTATAAGCAGCTTGAATTTCTTCAAGAGTAGAGTCCGTTCCAAGGTTCGCAAATAACTGTGCCATTTCATAAAGGTACAAGTCTATGCGATTCTTAATTAATTTACAATTATGGTAGTTACGATTACTCAGCATACTTTAAATTTTTACAAATAAGAGTTACTTTATATGTGTCTTTAGGCAACTCTGAGTCATATGTTATTGTTACTTGCGTGTAATATTTTTTGTTATCATCTGGAACAATACCTTCAGAAACAAGGGTATCCGCAAGAAATTTTGAAACAAGAATACCATTGTCAATATCAAGGCGGCTGTTATAGTCAATAGCCATCTTAAAACTTTCAAAAGTAAACTTGTCATACTTTGATAAAGCTTCTTGACAAATGATTTTGTATTCATCTTTCTTCTTCTTTCTATACGTCCAGTGCTTACCCGCATAAATCATATTTAAGCTAGGAGGCTTTGGTAGGATCAGTTCTATTTCGGTGATACCCATCTGCACAAATCTTTTGGAACACGATAGAATGCATCAAGTCCGTTACGATGGCTTGTTTTTATTCTTCTGACTTCTCTAAATTCTTCCTTAAATATCTCAGAGGAATGTGCTATACAGAGTGCTTTTGTTTCTGCACAAACTAGCGCATAAAAAAAACCCTTGCCTTCCCACTTCTTCTTTCTACCAAGAAAGGACACAGTGCTGAAAGGAAAGGATTCTTTGTCCGACCAAGGATAATTTCCCTTGACCTCTGCCTCAAAGAAATGAGACTTACCTTCTTTATCAATAGCTTCTAGGTCAATCCCGAAGTCTTCTTCATCTATTATTTCTTCTACCCAATCTTGGTCTTTGAGCCAAGCAGTGACAATAGCTTTTCCGTATGCATCGTTAGTGTCGTATGATTCTTGATTGAATATCCTGGCTTTAAACTTGCTCATGATTTGTTTCTTATAGCTATCTTCAAAAGAATAAGATAGCCTATCAAATCTTGAACAGTATCTTCAGTAGCGTCAGTTATCCCTCTAGACTTGATACGCATAAGCTTATCATCTATCCTTGCACATAAGCTATCTACGGCTTCTCCTTTCGAGAAGATACCCACGGGGTAAAGGGCTGAGTCCCCGTAGGCATCATTCTTCTCTAAAAGCAAGTTTGTAACTTCCGTAGAAACTTCGATAATTAAATCTCTTGTTTCCATAAAACTAAGTTAGTCTATTTCATCTAACAAATTAACTTCTAATTTATAAATCTTTTTAACATTATTCCCTTGCAAAACTAATCTGCCCGAAGAAGGGTTAAAGAATATGTATCTCTCTGTACAACCAGTGTAATCAGACACATCAAACTTATAAAGGTTTCCGTTGATAGAAATGTTGCCATCTTTTTCAACAACTATATTGAGCGCATCATCCACGTTGAATCTCATATAAGCCCTTACTAAATTAGCAAAGGCAATCTTACGATCAAGAATTAGACTGTGGACTTGCGAATACTTTGTTTCCTTGTTTGTCGAGTTCATAGTATCTGTTCATTAATTTATCATAGAATAGTGTTACCGATCCAAGCTTACCTACAATCTTAGGCTTGGCCTTAACGACAGTAATCTCGACTTGATTAGGCTCATACGGAACTCCGTTCCCATCTTCCAAACCGAATGGACATCTCCATACGTTTATAACCATCATACCTTTACGGCTCCACTGCATCCCCCCGGCTATGTCATTCATAGTAGGCTTATCCATATAGGGTACTCCGTTCTTGTACTTCGCTTGTTGGTGTTTAGTGTGTACTGTAACAATCGAATGATAGTCCCTTTCGGAAGAGTGCTTTCTAACCTTAGTCAGTATCTGCCCAATAGCAATATCATCTCTTACTCCAGAAGAGACATCGGTTTTTATCTCCGTAAACGGATCGACAAAACAACCATCTATCTCTGTGAACTGAGACTCTTCAATCTCTTGAACACACGTATAGAAACCTTCTATAGTAAGGTCTTGAAGACCACTATCTATTATAAAGAAATGCTCATTGATAAAGTCTAAGGCTTTCTCTGTCTCCTCATCTGTAGCGGTCATATGGTCGTTGATAAGGAAGGGCTTACGAAGATATACCCATAGTAGTTCTGCGAACACTTCTGTTGGCGAACCTGTCTCTGGGCTATAGACTGCCCACTTCCACCCCGAATACTGAGCCGTATTCATCATCAACTCAAAACCGAATTGTGATTTACCTTGATGAGCACCCGCATAAATATATGTGGTGCTTCCTTTCTTCATAGAGTATTTATCGAACAAGGAATCAAATCCTGTCCACGTTCCTTTCTTTACTCCTTCTTTTCTCAGCGAGGTCAAACTGCCCTTAACCTCTTTCGCTGTGTATACAAACTTACTTAATGCCATTACTCTTTTTCTTTTAGATAATCTTTTTCTTTATGTGTAAATGATTCACTTAGTTCTTTTCTGTGCAGTTCTTCGTACACGTGAAAATCGTAAATCTTTTTACTTGTCAACTTTAAAGCGGCCATCAAATTCATTATCATCTCTGGCTGCCGATTGATATCATCAATGGTTTTCATCCTAGTGGGGAACTCCATTGTTCTGTAGTGATTAACGTAACCATTACCCTTCTTTACCTTGTAGGCAATCTTAACACCTACATAGTAAATCATTTGTCCATCATCTCCATCTGTCATTTTAGAATATCTTTTATAGCATTCTTATAGTGGTTAGCTATGTCCATCTTTTCGACCATCCACTCTAAATAACTTCTTGGAACTTCCGACAACTTCTTACCCTTGTGTTTACCAATCTTCATTACACCATCTGTAATTCTAAAAGGAGTAAGCTTTACTTTCTTGGTAACCTCTGCGTTGTTAGATCCAGACCTGTTGGCCATCATCAACTTTGTTTTTCTTCCCATCTCTCTTTGGTGTTAAAGGTTTCCAATATATGCAGAGCAAAGTCCGCCATCATATCATAATGGTAGTGTGCATAGGTTTGTCCTTCACTACGATTAGACTCAACAAACTCATCAGTCATAGATAGAATCTTGTCGTGTGTATCAGTACCATATTCTGCTAATACTTTATCCCATTCCTCCTTCAGTGCCTCTTTAGGTGTTGTCTTAACGATGTATTGCATCTCTTCACCAAAGTTCTTGAAATCTGCTTGTGGATTGTAATTTGGATTTACTTCACTCATTTCTCTTATTTTTGAAAATACGCTCTATTCAAATAAGTCATTGCTGAATCTATTTGCTCTCTTGCTTCACGAGATTCAGTCATCTCGTACAATCTTTGTAATGTGCTTTGCGCTGCAAAACTTAAATCAAGGATTTCTTTTTCTTTTGGTGTCATTTTTATTTTGTTTTAAAAGTTTCTATACATTGAATTATATCTGCTTCAAGTTCTTTAATTGCTATCACTTGAGATTCACACCACTCATCATCGCACCGCATACAATGCAGTTTACATTCATCAAACTGATG